TAGAAGAATATGCTGAGGCCGGAAGGATTTTATTAGGAGAAGAGAATAATGAGTAAGATTATTGATAAAGCAAAATACTTAAGGGCTAAGATTGAAGAATTAGCCGAAACATTAACTGATGAAGTAGCCTTACAATACGTCTCCTTATTTAAAGATTGAGCAACTGATACCAGTTATTTAGTTGACGATAGAGTAAAATATAATGATGTTCTTTACAAATGTGTTCAGGCTCATACTTCTCAAGATAGCTGGACACCAGATCTAACTCCAGCCTTATGGGTAGTAGTTTCTATTGAAGAGTGGCCTGAGTGGGTACAGCCAATAGGTGCTCAAGATGCTTATATGACTGGAGATAAAGTTACTCACAATGAAAAGCATTGGATCTCTACGGCAGATAATAATGTCTGAGAGCCTGGAGTATACGGGTGGGAAGAAGTAGACTAATGAGTAAATATAATATAACAAAAAAAGAATTAGCTGAATACATTATGGCTAATAGAACTGAAGATTTTCCTTTAGACCAGAAGTTGGAAGATTTTTATAAAAAAGTAAGAGAATGGTGTGATTTAAATGCCGACTATAAGCAAGATTAATGGTTATGATCTTAAAGACAGAGTAAGTGGCTATACTACCAATGAGGGTACAATAACTGGAGTATCTGTTGCTGGTACTTCAGTAGCTACTAGTGGTGTAGCTAATATACCTGCGGCTACAACTAATTCTGCAGGAGTTATGTCTTCTTCTGATAAAACCAAATTAGAGGGTATTGCAGCTGGAGCTGAAGTAAATGTTCAATCGGATTGAAATATTACAGATAGTACATCCGATGCCTTTATCAAAAATAAACCTCAGATTTCTAATACCTCTATTACAGCTAATGCTACTAATAAAACTTTATTTATTGATACAGATATTGTTGATGGAGATGCGGTGAGTTACTAATGTCAATTGTTATTACAGATCCTATAAATTATACGCATATAGCTAATTCCATTCGTAATAAGAATGGGTTATCAACTGTTTACAAGCCATCAGAAATGTCTTTGGCGATTGATGCCCTTAATGTAGGTGGAGTAATTAGTCTGCAGGATAAGTCAGTAACTCCTACTACTTCAACTCAATTAATTTCTAAGGACAGTGGGTATGATGGCCTGGGAATAGTTACAGTTAATGCTATTCCAAGTGCTTATATTATTCCATCAGGTACTTTTAACATTACTGCAAATAACACTTATGACATTACAAGTTATGCCAGTGTTTTTGTAAATGTGTCTGGTGGAGGTGGATCTCCAACAATATCTTCACTGTCAGTTACTCCTACAGAATCTGCTCAGACTTTTAACGCTTCAGGTGTTGATGGTTATAAACCAGTTACTGTTGCGGGAATTAGCTCAACTTATGTAGGTACTGGAATTCCCAGGAAATCAAGTGCAGATCTTACGGCTAGTGGTTCAACCATTACAGTTGTTTCTGGTTATTATTCAGCTCAAGCTACAAAGAATGTTAGTGCAGGAACTGCTGGTACACCGACTGCCACAAAAGGGACTGTTTCAAATCACAGTATTTCTATAACTCCAAAGGTTACAAATACAGCAGGTTATATTTCAGGTAGTACCATTACCGGTACAGCCGTTACTGTAAGTGCAAGTGAGTTAGTAAGTGGGACATTATCTATTACTGCTAATGGTACTGGAATCAATGTTACTAATTATGCAAGTGTTGATGTAGCTATCCCAGGTGATAATCCAACGATATCATCATTGGCTATTACCCCAACGGAAAGTGAACAAACATTTAATAGCTCTTCTGTTGATGGCTATAAACCAGTTACGGTGTCAGCCATTAGCTCTACTTACGTAGGCACTGGAATTACTCGTAGAAGTTCATCTGATTTAACAGCTTCAGGTGCTACTGTAACTGTACCATCTGGATATTATTCTAGCCAGGCTACTAAAGCAGTATCAAACGGAACTGCTACAGCTCCAGCTTCTATTTCAGGAACTAGCGCTACGGTGAGTACAGGAACAAATACTTTAACTTTAACAAAAACTGTAAGCGTAACTCCATCAGTAACTGCTGGTTACATAAGTAGTGGTACAGCTGGAAATGCTTCAGTATCTCTTACTGCTAGTGTTACAACGCAGGGAACTAGGACTATAACTCCAACTACTAGTAATCAAACTATTTCTTCAGGTACCTATATTACGGGTACTCAAACAATATCAGGCGATGCCAATCTTGTTGCTGGAAATATTAAATCAGGTACAAGTATCTTTGGGTGACTGGTTCTTATTCAGGGCTTGATACCTCAGATGCTACTGCAGCAGCTACTGATATTGTTAGTGGTAAAACTGCCTATGTAGATGGGAGAAAGGTAGAAGGTTCATTAGTTATTCAGAAATACTACACTGGTTCTTCTGCACCATCAAGTTCTTTAGGTACCAATGGAGATATTTATTTCCAGAGCTAGGAGGTTAATTAATGGCAAATATTAGATTAATTCCTAGTGCTTATACCTCAAGCCATTCTAGCTACGCCTCTGTATATAGTGGTGAAGCTAATATGTATAATAACACCGACCATACTGCTAATTATGCTTCTTTAAGAGGTAGAAATAGTAATACTACTACTGCTTATTATATTTTCCTTAGAGGGTTTAACTTTGATGATGTTCCTGCTAATGCATCAGTAACAAGCTTTGAAGTAAAAATAAGATGTTATAGAAACTCTTATCAAAGAACGGGCGATAACTATAGGCTAAGATTGTCTAGTAGTACAAGTATTAATGATGTTATTTCTGACTCAATAACAAGTACAGAAATTGGTACTACATCTAGTGTTATTACTATTCCTACTGGCAACTTAACTTGGAGTACTTTAAAGAGTTATGGCGATGACTTCTCTATTGTAATTCCATTATCATCGACTGCAAGTAACAGGCCTTATATTTATGTATATGGTGCTGAAATAAATGTTACTTATTCAACTTTACCTACTTATGAAGTTACGGCTACCTCTAATGTTACTGGAGTTGAAGTAAGCCCATCAACACAGACTATTACTCAGGGTGATTCTGCTACCA